AGGATCCGCAGATCGGCATCGAACGCCCACAAGCCCTGTTGCCACCACAGCGGCGGCGCAGCGAGATTGAAGGGATTCAGATCCGCGAGGTAAATCTCCCCCAGCTCCATGACGTCACTTCTGCGCGGGCGCGTCGTCGGAGAGATCGATCTTCTCCGTGCCCAGCTTGGCGTCGAAGTAATTCGCGCCGCCCGCGTCGAGCGGCTTCGCCTTGCGCCCGACGCCGGTGACGAGTTTGCGATTGATCCGTTCGCCGGCCGCGCTCTGTTCGATCGGCGTCACGGTGCCAAAGGGCGGGCGCGCCCCTTTGATGCCGATCAGCGAATCGAAGTACTGCGGATCGCCGATCGGATCTTCGGTGCCGTGCAGGGGGTTTTGCCGGTAGGCCGCTTCGGCAATCACGAGCGGGACATTCGGATGCTCGCCGGGCTCGAAGTGGTACTGCTGCCCGTCCCATACCGCCGTCAGCGTGGTGCGCGCGGTGCGATTGACGAGCGTGACGAGATTGCCGAATTCGGCCATGTGACAACTCCCTGCCGGGTGATTTACTCGCCTCTGACGGCCACGAAGGTCATGCCCGTCAAGGCGTCGAGGCGCGCGCACTTCCCCGGATTGCGCACGAACAGGTTGTAGCGTTTGAAGTACCACGCTTCCCATGCGTGGCGCGCGTTGATCCCCGTGCCATCGCGTACGAGAATCTCGCCGCTGGAGCCGGACACCCACTTGCCTTTTTCACTGGTGTACCGGATGAACTCCGCACCGGGCACGTCCACCAGAAACATCTGCCGCAGGCCGAGCGTCCGGATCGCCTTGTAGGCGACCGAGCCCATCGTCAGATCGTCTTGCTGGAACGCGGCGGTGCCGCCATCGGGATTCCGGCGACTCGATTCGTCGGCGTAGCGGCGATCGGCTTGCGTCAGCAGGATGTAGACGCGGCGCACCGAATGGTGCGACCAGATCGCGGTACAGAGGCCGTCCAGACGCTGGTTCAGGATGTCGGCGATGCGCTGCAGCAGATCGAACGACAGCGCGCCGGTGTTGGCGCTGACGTAGCTGGCGTAGTTGGGCCAGAGGCTGCGATCGACGCCGTAGAAATTGTTGCGGTACGTGCCATCATCGATGAGGGCTTCGAGTCCCCACGGCGCTTTTTCGTACGCGGTGTCCATCACGTCGGTGACGTTGATGTTCGCGGCCTGTACCACGTAGTCGCCGGTGGTCCAGCCGGGCGCGGCACTCGCGGTGAAATCGGTGCCGTCGCTGTTGACCGCCGTGACTTTCACGACGACGGGACGAAGCTGGCCGTTGGCGGGATTGACCGCCGCGACCGTCATGCCCTTTTTGATGAAGCGATTCCCGAACGCGCTGGCGATGGCGACGCCGGCCGACGACACGTTGCCGGGCGAATTCAGTTCCACGAGGTTGCCGGCCGACGTCGCATCGACAATGCCGAACACGCCGCGTCCGTCCGAACCCAAGTAGAATTCTTCGCGGTACGCGATGTTGTCGATCATGCGCTCCATGTTCTCGGTGCGCGTGGAGCGGTACGCGCCTTCCTTCGACTGAGAATCATCGAGCTGCTCGTTGGTCACTCTCCAACGGGCCATCATCTTTTTCTGAGTGATCCACCCCTGAATGTATTTCTCGTTGTCCGCGACGGGGATCGCCGAGTCGGAGCCCACGGCCATCGGCGAGTTGTTGCGCTCGACGTGCGCGCTCCACTCTTTGCCGCGCCCACCTTCCCACGGGGAGTCTTTCTGTTTGAACGCGTCGCGCAGTTGGAATTTTTTCAAAACTCCCTCTGCGATGACGTCTTCGTAGGTGTTTTTGAGGAGGCCGTCTTCCGTCGCGGTGTCGGAACCGGGACCGGCGAAGAACAGGCCGTCAGGGGATTGCGTTAGGGCTGCGAGGAAATCGCCGACGCGGCGAATTCCCAAATAGTGAAACATGGGTGTTCCTCTCGCGCAAGACGGTCGCGAGAGAAACATTCGATCATCGGCCGACGCGCTCCGCGTCTTTTTCGGCCGCGTCCAACATCTCGCCCACGCTCATCTTGCTGTAGTCAGGCTTCTGTGGCTGGGATGTCACCGGCCCGCCGCCGCCGCTTCGGGGAATCGGCCGACGCTGCGCGACGGGGATGGTGGCTTGCCGCCGCGCCGGTTCAAGGACGTCGGTGGCGAACTCTTGCAGGAATTCGGTGATGAGCTTTTCATCACCGGCGTTGTAGCGTTTATCGAAGGCCGCGTGCCCCTCTGGGTCCGTCTGTCGATCCGGAATCCACGCCGCGAAGGCCGCACGGAGTTTGCGTTGCTGGCCGGGGGTCAGCGACTCCGCGCCGATCTCATCCGCGAACGCGCGATCCACCGACGCCAACATGCGATCGGCTTGCTGGTTGTAGATGTGGTCGCGCGCTTCGGTGAGGGACGAGCTTTGTTCCACGAGCTGGCCGACGCGGGTGAGCAGTTCCGGCGTGACGTGTCGGAGATGCGCGAACTGCGGCAGCGAGTAGAACGCGGCAGCGACCTTTTCGGCTTCCGCCTGATCGGGATCGACCGGCGCGACGCCCGCAAGCGCCGCGATGCGCCGATCGCGATCCTGAATTTGGCGACGGAGATTTTCGATCTCCCCCGCCGTTTTGTTGTTGAGCCGTTCGGCGTTTTTGAACACATCCGGCCGCACCCAGTTCGAACGGTCTTCTTCGTACGTGAATTGTTTGGGGGGCGGCGTGCCGGCGGCGGCAGCGGGCGGCGGGGTGGTGGTACCAGCGGGCGGTGGCGCACCGGCGGGGGGCGGTGTGGCTCCAGCCGGGGGCGGTGCGCCGCCGCCGTCAGGATCGGGATACCAGAACAGCCCATCCGGGGACGACACGAGGGAACGTGAACGCATGTGCAACATTTTGGGTGCTCGCAGTCTGGTGTTACGGTCGAGGTGTTACGGCGATCGGGTGTTACGCGGATCGGCTTGCGGAACTTACTTTCGAGAGCAAAGCACTTGGTACGCGGGGTAATCTACGCCGTACGGGAATCCGTTTCAAGCTCTGTCACTTCGTCGCATTCCCCCCTGTCACGCAAGTGCCATGTACTAGTGGGCCACGAGCGCGGCTGAGCCCGGCTGTGGCGTGTTCCCCACCGGCGCGGAATTCTGATTGCTGTTCCGCGCCGCCATCGCCGCCCCTTGTGGCGGTTTCGGTGGTCCCTGATCGGCGGACGGCGGACCCGGCGGCGGCAGTTGCTGCGCGCGATCGAACGCTTCGCGCACTTGCGGATCCCCGAGATCCTGTCCATTGAGCGTGATGCTCGTCCGCAGCCGTTCCGGCGGCGCTTGCTGCTGCTGCGCGATGCGATCTTCGAGATCCTTCAGGTACTTGCCCACGAAATATTCGGCGGGCGGCAGCTCGCGGAACAGATCCAGCATCACGTCGGAGACGGCCCACTTGACCAGCTCGATGCGATGAATGGGCGCGTCGTACCACGGGCGCAGCTTGAACGGGTACGTCGGATCGGTGGCCGGATCCGGCGGCGGCGCGGCCGGCAGCGCGGGTTGCCCCGCCACCGGGGCCGGCGGCGGCTGCGGAATGAAGGCCATCAGGTTCTGTCCCTGCGCGCGCACCCACTTCTGGAACGCATCCTGATTCTGCAGCGCGCACTGGTGCTGTTTGTCGATCGAGGGGATCAGCTCCGTCTGGCCGAACTTCTGGTAGAGCGTGTACTGCGTTTCGGGATTTTTCAGATCGACGCCGCCGAGCTGATGGAGATGTTCGATCGCAGCGCGCTCGCCGAGGGAGGTTTTCGGCCGCGTCGATCCATCGGCGACGTCGAACGTGACTTCCCCGTTGAGATCCGCTGTCTCGTAGGTGTCGAACGCGTACGAGCGACTCTCACTCAGCACGGACGCGGTGAGCGTTTTTGGCCCGTGCTCGCGTTCGATTTCCATCTGCGATCGGCTGACGTCGCGGAAGCAGTTCGCGCGCGATTGAAACGCCCCGGCGTACCGCGCTTCGCCCGCTTCCACGAGCAACTGCATCGCGGAGAACGCTTCGACGCCCTGCGGCTGTTTGCCTTTCAGAATGTCGTTGATGCCCAAGCCGCTGTCGATCTCGGCCACGATCTGTTCGCGCAACACGGCCCACGAGCGGGGCACTTCGGTGCCGCGCCACAGTTCCGGCTTGCCGCCACCGGGCGCGGGCGCGTATTCGGCGACGAGCCCCGGCATCGCGGGCGAGTCGCCCAGCCACTGCACATCCTGCCCCTTCGGTTTCAAAATTTGGGGGATGGCGAGCCGCGTCATCATCATTTCGACAATCGAATCGAGCCGATTGAGCTGATCGAATTTGTGGATGACGGGATCGAGCGCCGACGATGCGATCACGCGTCCGCCGACGTGTTCGTAGCCGGCGTGGTGGAACGTCCACAACGGATCGCCGTTGGCTTCGTGGTACGGCAGCGGGCCGGGCAGTCCTTCCGAGTCGAGGCGCAGCAGCACGGGTGACTGGTCGCCGGCCACACGCAGCACTAAACCCTCTGGTCGTTCCGGGGTGGGCTTCATCCACAATTCGTACTCGGCGACGCCTTCTTCTTCGCCGCTCCCGCTGCTGCCGATGCTGATCGGACTGATCTCGGTCTGAAACGGCAGCGACTGGAAAATCTGCAGCGAGCGTTCACTGGAGGTTTTCGCAAACTGAATTTTCGTCAGGTACTCCTTCAGCTCCGGATGCGTTTCGTAGTACCGCTTGGTGCGCCACCGCATCCGGATCAGAAAATCCACGTCCTTCCAGCGCGCGCGCATGAACGGGAACGCCACTTCGAGCGGCGACAGCGCCGTGGTGAGCGTCTGCCCCACCGCGTCGTACCGCTTGCGCGGCTGCCCCTGTGGATCGAGCGCGGGCGTGAATTGCGTCTCCTGACACCGGGGGCAGCGTTGGCCGTGCTGCGCGATCACGTCGCTGGTGACTTCGAGCCCGCACTTCAGGCAGTGTTCGAACGGCACGCCGATGTACTTGCCGTTGTCATCGAAACTGACGTGATAAATGACGTTGCCGGTGACGATGAACCAAAAATCGCCTTCGTGCAGCACGTCCGGCATCCCGTTGCGCGTGGCGAGCAGCGGGGCCATCTTGCCGGCCGTCGTCGCCGTCGTGACGCTCTTGACGTCATTGCGCAACGGCCGGACATCGACGCCGAGCGTGGTGGCGGTGAACATGGAGCGGATGACTTGCACCGCTTCTTTCGGTTTGCTCGTGACCGGTTTCGGGACGCCGCGCGCGACGCGCGCATCCCGCCAGCCGTTGGCCTGATCGTAGAGGCCGAGCCACTGGCGCAAATTGGTGTAGTGAATGTTGCGGGTCCAGACGCGTTCGAACCGCCATCTGTCAACAAAGGACTCCCGTTTGCAGCGATCGAACAGGCTCAGATAGTCCGCATCCTGCATCGGCTGCGCGGAAGTGACGATCGCGGGGGCCGCACCAGTCGGCGCGGCGGCGGCCGGCGGCGCGGCGGGGGGCGCTGAGGTCGGGGGGAACGCCATAACAGTACCCGTGAACAAACACGCGTTGGGGTGGGGTGGTACGGCGTGGTGGTACAGCGGGGTGGTACGTCGAATCGGGTGTTACGTCGTGCGCTCGTCGTCACCATAGTTCACAGAGCCATCGGTATGCCAGCCCTTCGGCGCGTGGCTGGGATGATCATCGAACAGCGACACCGACGTGAGATCGGCCGCCGGCTGCGGCGTCGCCATCGGGCGCAGATTGACCACCGGCGCGGGAATCTCGATCGATGTCAGTTGTCGGAGCAGGAGCACGCGTTCGGTTTCGAGCTGGTTGACGCGCGCGCAGAGAAATTCCACGAACGATTCGTGGACGGCGGCTTGCCGCGTGAGCACTTCGCGCCGGCCGCGTTCGGTCGCCAGCGCGTCGCGCACGACGTCGCCGCGTTTGCGCTCGTCCACCAGATCGGCGCGCGTGGCTTCGAGATCGGCGATCAGGCGGGCGGTCAAGCCGTTGCCGAACATGGCGCGCATCCTACGCCCGGCCGGCGGGCGGTGCAAGCTGCAGCGCCACCGCCCGCTTGAACTGACTCACGGCGCTGTCCAACATTTCGACCAGCTCCTGCGAGGGTGGCCCGAACACGTTGAACGCGAGATCCCCCGAGGGGAGCCGGATCAGGACGGCGATGATGTCGCCATCATCCACCGCTTTCAGTGCCACGCGTTTCACTTCGTCCGCCGAGAACGGGAGCGGGTTGCCATCCGTCCCCACCGCCATGTTGAACTGACTCGCGCGCGGTTCGGGCGGCGGATGGTTCGGCGGCAGCGGATCGCAGAGCGGACAGTGTGCGACGCCGTGGAGCGCGCAGCTCATGACACCGCCCCCGGCTTGCGCGGGACGGTGACGATTTTCGTCTCATCCGAGAGGAAGGGTTTCAACGCGTCGGTCAGCGCCCGTTCCGTTTCGCCGAACATGATCCCGATCACGAGATCGTCCGCGAACCCCGGATGTGTTTCGGCGGTGACGCGAATCGGTTTTCCGGCGATGAGGCGATCGATATTTTCACGCGAGACGCCCAAGACGATGATGCGCTTGCCGTTCTCGCCCTTCGCAATCGCAGTGATCATTCTGTCTCCTTCTCCAGCGGCAATTTCCATCCCCCGTGCGCCAGCTCGTCGCGCAGTTTCGCCAGATAGCGCGGCGTGATCAGCTTGACGTTCTGCGGCGGGAACAGCTCCACGTTCTGACACCGCTCGCAGCCGAGTACGGCAATCCCCGTGTGCGCGATGGGATCCGTTTCATCGATCTCACAATCGGCCAAGTGCGTGATCAGCGCCCAGACGTGCGGCGGACAGGCCGTCATCGGCGCAGGATCTCGGTGTGCAACCGATCGATCGGTTCTTCGAGATCGAACAGGATGTCACAGAGGACCACGACAGCGGGGACCATCAGCGGATCCGCTGCCGCCACAGCCGCGCGACGGGCGACCAGTACACGAACCAGAACCACCAGCCGCGCCACGTGCGCGGCCACTCCCCGAGCGTGATGCGTTGCTCGTCCGTGATCATGCCTGTTGCTCCAGTAGGCGATCTTCGTGGAATACGTGGCACGCGCCGCAATAGCGTTCGGTGATGTCCTTCGGGTGGAACGACACGCGCCGGCACGTGTGGCAGCGGATCCCGAGCACGACGCGTTGGTTCTCGGTGACGATCACGAGATCGTACCCGATGCCGTGCTTCAGCACGCCGTGTTTGATGTCAGCGGGGCTCAGACTCATGCGCACTCCCCCAGAACTCCCCCATCGACCACGCCGCCGCCTCTGGCGTCTCGGCCGCCGCGTCGCACGCGCGCAGATATTCGATCTCGGCGCGCGTGCGCGCATCGAGCTTCGAGAGATCGCGGCCTTTTGGCGGCGGGGCCATCATCGGCGGTTCCGGCCGCGCCATCACGAGATAGCGCAGCGCCGTGGCCGCTTCGATCGCGCCGGCATCATCGATCGTTTCCAGATTGCGCGCATCCTGCAGGAGCTGCGGGAGCGTGCGGATCACCGTGTCGCAATCGGGGCTGATGACGAGCGCCGGTACCTCCCCGGCGTCCGTCACCATCGGTTCCAGCCAGTGTTGGAGCCGCTGCCAGCCGGCGACCGGATCGTGGACCGACTGCACGATCGGCAGGCCGTGGCGGTGAAGCGTTTCGAACGTGTGTTCCCCGATGTCGTCGTCGGTGATCTTGCCCGGCGCGTTGCCCCACGCGTAACTGCCGATCGACCATCCGGCCGTGCGGTTGATCGTCCCGATCGCCTGCGCCACCACCGACGCCACCGTTTCGAGGAAGCTGTATTCCCGCTCGATGTACAGCCGGCCATCGGGCAGCACGACGGCCCACAAAAAGATTCCCGGTTTGAAGTACCCCCAATGGAGCGCGCAGAGCCGAGGCACGCTGGCCGGGATGCTCAGCCGCTGCACGCGATCGGGACGCAGGAACGTCTTGAAAAATTGCAGCGGAAAAATATCGCGGCGGCCGAACCGGAACATCGCGCGGCGCGCCGGACTCAGCGTCGCGAGGTTGTTCACATATTTCGGATCGGCGTAGGGGTTGTCTTCCAGCGACGCGTGAATGAAGTGGTACTGCGTGGCGTCGTAGTCGGGGTACAGCTCTGGCGACGGATTTTTGTGGATGAAAAATTCTTCGATGAACGCGCTCAGCGGGCCGCCGGGATTCTCGCCGGCCAACACGAGGCCGCGCCAATTTTTTCGGCCGCGCGTGCGCCCGGTGGACGCGCTGATCTCGGTGAACTGCGTGCTTTCGAATTCTTCGAGCTGCTCGAAGACGATCAAATCGACGTCGCCGCCGATGAACTGCTTGTAGTCGTCGGGTTTGTAGCAGTGGCCCCAGATCAGTTCGGATCCGGTGTGCGGAAAATCCATCTTCTTCGCTTCGTACTTCGCGCCGATCCGTCGTGCTTCCTTGATGGCGAACCGCTGGTGATTCATGTGCAGTTCGGTCAGGTTGCGGCGCAGGAAGAAGACCGAGAAATCTTCGAAGTGCTGACAGAGGCGATAGCACACGCGGCGCAGCATCGCGGATTTGCCGCTGTTGCGGTGGCCGCCGATGCCGATCGCGCCGTACTGCTGCGCGGCGATGGCTTCTTCGACTTCGACCTGACGCGGCAAGGGCAAATAGAACAAGTGCCCGTGGACGTCGAGCATTTTCCATTCGAGCTGCCGTTCGAAACACGCGTCGGTCGGACACGTCCACGCGTCCGCGCCGTCTACGTGGCGCTGCACGAATTCACAGCCACACCAGCAGCACCGGAAGACAGGAACCCAGCTCAATGCACGGTCCTCCGAAGGGCCGGGGGCACGTGCTCCACGTTCATTTCGATCAGCTCGCAGGCATCCGGATCGTAGCGACCGAACCGCACTTCCCCACACTGGTACGCCGGATCCTCAATGTCGAAGCCAACCACGGTGGCGCAGCCGGCGGCCGGATTCTCGCGGCGGATCTGCAGCAGCCGATCGATCAACTCATCGAGCGTCATGACTCCCGCGTCGTCTCCAGCAGTTCGTCTTCCAGCCGGCGCGCGTTCGCGACGTCCTGTGGTTCGATCGACGCGATGTAGGCGTCCACCAAGATGCCGCTCTCCGTCTGCCCGGTCCAGATCCGGACCGGCATCGAGCCGTCCGGGGTGGGCAGCGTGACGATCTTCGCGGTGGCGGTCAGCGTGACTTGCATCAGCTTTCTCCCTGCCACGTGGGAGCGTGGCGTCTGCGGTGCGCGCGGCGTTGCTGGCGGCATTCCTTCGTCAGCTCGTGCAGGACCATCTCGTAAATCTCCAGCAGGCGATCGTACGAGTCGATTGCCAACACCATGTGAATGAGCCGTTGTCGTTCGAACTCGATCAGGTCAGCCATGTTGTATGAACCGTGCGGGCATCGCCACACCACCATCCATGACCGGGGCAGTCATGGTTCCCAGCTCGTGCCGTCTGCCGCGCACGGTTCAACTCGGCGGAAGTCAATTCGGAATCACCGTGGCGCGACTCCCCTGCCGCAGCTCGCGGAAATCGAGCAGCGCGCGCCCCGCCGTGTCTTCCGACAGGCGCACGTTGTTCACGAGGAACGTGTACATCAACTGGTCGGAGATCGCCGCTTCGATCACGCTTTGCAGCATCGCGGAAATTTCGCGCGCCTTGTCGAGATCCATTTGCACCACGGTGTCGCCGATCCGGAGCTGCACCATGCCCTGTTTCGTGCGGGCGCTCAGGAACGACAGCATCGTGACGGGCACGGTGCCCGGCTTCAGCGTCGAATCGACGCCGATCCGGAACTCGCCCAGATCCACCGCGCCATCGTGGACACGATCGGCGTGGCCGGCGGCGACGAGTTTTTGCAGGATCTCGTTGAGCGCCGGGCCAGACACTTCGATGCGCGTCTCCATCTTTATACAATCCTTATCTCTCGACTGAGAAGTTTCTAAGAAGTGCTTTTCTAAGCGCGCTAAGTGGTGACACGCCTAGACTTCCGTGACCGTGATGCCGTAGATGGCTTCGACCAGCCGTTTGCGCAACTGGTAGGCCGTGGTGCGCGTCGGCTGGCTTTTGACGTCCACCACACGCAGCACGTGATTGTCAGGTGATCGAATCTCCCAGTACCGGAAATCCGGCGTGAAGTCGCCAATGTGGATCCGGCCCCGGTCCAGCGTGTCGATGTAGATTTCGAACACCGGTTGCAGCTCCAGATCGGTGATCTCGTTCATGCGCAGGCGCATTTTCAACAGCCGGTAGTGGTCCGATTCCTTTTTCGAATCGAACCGGATCCCGTCCGTCAGCGTTTCCTGATTTCCGAACTTCTTCCGCGACAGGCCGGCCGCTGGGGCGCTGATCACGAGCGCGGCATCGTGGTGGCGCGCCTGCACGGCACGCACATCGGCAAGGGTCCAGCGATTACCCATGTTGAGTCACTCCGTCGTAAGGATACTTTGTCACGAAAAGTTGTTTATTCATCGCGATACGGCATCCATTCGTTCGTGCGGCGGCGCTCCACCGGCGGCCGGGGTTCCCGATCAGGGACGAGCACGCTGATCGGCGGAAGGTCGTACGGCACGGTCCCCGCGCACTCCTGACAGCGCACAAACCGGCGTCGAATGCCGACGATCGACGTGAGACGAATCGGTTCACCGACCGTGATTTTTTTGTCGCAGCCGCCGCAAAGGCCGTCGCGTTCGGCGCGCGTCCATTCGGTCATGGACGGAACACTCGCACGCCCCGATCGGGGAGCGACATGAACGAGCCGTTTCTGCGTGCTTCTTGGGGCCGTGGCTCGCCGGGCTGACCAAGTGACGCAACTGGGCTCCCACCGGAACCCACCATACCCAGCGCCGGGTCAGTGGGGTGTCTCGACGTGGGTCCACGAGACGTGCGAGTGGCCGAATAATACTTCATCGGCGTCCTGCCCGGCGGTCCCGATCCGCCCCGCGATCCCATGTGCGATCACGCATCGAGCGTTGTTGGTAGACATCGGCCATCGCAAGCCGGCACTGCTCCACCGACGTCGCTATGTCCTGCTGGTGCAGCGCCGTCATGAGGCGATCCACGTTGTCGTTGAAGGGCGCGCCGGGCTGTTGGTCGAAGACGTGGTAGCCCACCTTACGCGCCAGCGCAGGCGACGCGAACGGGCCGTGAATCGGCAGCGTCGCTAGTTCCGCGTCGAAGGCGGCGCGATCGGCAGAGCGGATCCCCCAACCGACAACGGAAATGACCTCCGGAGTCGCAGCGCGATTTTTGCGCTGCTGCTCTTGATCCCTTTCGATCTGGGTAGGTACTTCGAAGGTACGTAGTTCTGTACTTAGTTCTGTACGTACAGTTCCTGCGACACCGGTGTCGCAGTTTCCTGCCACAGATGTCGCAGTTTCTGCCACCGGTGTCGCAGTTTCCTGAATAGTCGAGTCGGATACTGCGACATCGGTGTCGCAGTTTTCTTCGTAGGGTAAATCTCCAGTTGAGTCAGATACTGCGACATCTATGTCGCAGTTTGCGTGTAACTCATCCACGTTAATCGAGTAGGGCGTGACGCCGGCCTCACCCCGGCCGCCCGTGCGCGCGCGATGCGGGACGAAGACCTTCAACGCTTCCAGTTCGGTCAGATTCCGCCCAATCGTTCGCCGGTCCTTGCCCAGCAGCTCCGCGATCCGGCTCACAGAGGGCCATGTCTTCCGGCTGTGATTGTTCATGTGCTGGGCGTAGGCGAGCGCGGTGGGTTTGAGATGATCCGGCAGCGTCGAGTAGAGAATGCGGGCTTGTAGATTGAGCTGGGCCTTCAGGAAATTCGGTTTTTTTGTGTCGGAGACGTCGTTCACAACTTTGCACCTTTGCACGGCAAAGCCGCGCGTAAAAAAGTTGCAAAATGGTGAAGGGGGGACGTTGACCCGAACGATCCGGCCGTGCTATCGTTCGCCTGTCTCTCGGCGATGGGTTGTC